AGGAAACGCTCCAAGAAAACGGCCAAACTCTACCGGGACCAAAGAGTCCCGCTGGTCAAGCGGCTTTTGTCCGAGATCTTCGACTGCGAACGATGCGGACAACGGAGCCAGGTGGTACATGAAAGGCTGACACGGGCCAGGGGAGGGTCAATCACGGACCCGTCGAATTGCGTTGTCCTCTGCAATCCTTGCCACGATTGGATCCACGCCCATCCCCGGCAAGCCACCCAGGAAGGTTGGTTAAGAAGGCGGGTTGATCGTGTCTTATGAATGGGGCGCGAATCGAACCGTCCGCGTCACCGTGGTCGTCGGCGGTTATCAATGGCGGATCCACGGCGCTCCTGACCGTAACTGGTGGGTTTGTCATCTGGTGGAATTGCTGGGCCCGTGCAAACTGGATGTCCCCATCGACAAGAAATTGCGGGAGAAGCTGCGGAAGGCATTGGCAAGTCAACTCGACCTCGCGGTGGACGATATCAAACCGATCTCCGCAGACTTGATTCTGACTTAAAGGTTATTTAATGATCGATAAAAGATGCGCCCACCATTGGCGGATAGCGCCGGCGGGTCAACGCTGGAGCGCCGGGACTTGTCTTCGATGCGGCGAGGAAAGACAGTTCGACAATGCGCCTTTGCTGCAGGACGAATTCTCCCGGTCGCGGCAGATCCGGGCCGAAAGGAAGAGGATCGACGAGATCTAATACTACTTCCAGTAGTGGCGGCACCTCGGTGCGCTCCATATGGTAGAATCCACCCATGCAAGACCGCGTTAAAGAGTTGCGTCGCGTCCCCGCTTCCGAACTTCTGGCCAACCCGAAGAACTGGCGTAGACATCCACCGGCCCAGCAAGCCGCCCTTCGCGGAGTGCTGGAGGACATCGGATTCGCGGATGCGGTCATAGCCAGGGAAACGCCCGACGGCCTGGAACTGATAGACGGCCACCTCCGGCAAGAGGTTATGGGCGACCAACCTGTCCCGGTCCTCATCGTTGACGTGACCGAGGAAGAAGCGGACAAGATGCTCCTCACTTATGACCCGCTGGCGATGATGGCCCACGCCGACCAAGACCAACTCCTCCACCTACTACGCGACACCCAGTTCGAGTCCCAAGCGGTCAACGATATGCTGGAGGCATTGGCTAACGGGGAACGGGTCCCGATGCCGGACTTGACCGAGCCGGTCACCGATAACGCCTATACGCAGACCGTTGACATCCCAATTTATTATCCTACGGGACCGCAACCGGCCATCGAAGAATTGACCGACCGAAGCACTGCCGATGAGTTAAGAGGTCAGATAAGACAAGCGGAATTGCCGGCAGATATTGAAAACTTCCTTCTGGACGCTGCCGAGCGGCACGTTGCGTTTAACTTTGAACGTATCGCCAATTATTACGCTCATTCCTCCCAGGACATCCAGGCATTGATGGAGCGGTCGGCCCTCGTAATAGTTGATTATGACCAAGCTATCGCTAACGGATTTGTACGCCTCAAGGAGGACATCGACGCGGCGTTCACCGAGGACTATCCGTATGCGTGAGGACTTCTGCGCGTTCATCCTGACCCACGGCCGACCGGACAAAGTACATACCTTCCGGACGCTACGGAGCCACGGTTATACCGGAAAGGTTTTTATCGTGATCGATAATGAGGATGAGGACGGCGAGGAGTACAAGCGAATCTATGGCGACGATGTGCTGGTATTCTCCAAGGATGAGGTCGGGCGATATACCGACCAGTTCGACAACTTCTCCGACCGGCGGACCATCCTTTGGGCGCGGAACGCCTGTTGGGACTTGGCAGAACGGATGGGCTATCGGTACTTTATCCAGCTTGACGACGACTATGTGTCATGGAGGCATAGGCGGTTTGGAGAACGGTTTACAAAAAACTCTTCGGGAAATGAATACCACGGCTGGAACATCAAAAACCTTGACCTAATCTTCAATGCTTTGGTGCGGCTTCTTGAAACAACACCCATAAAAACGGCTGCATTATCTCAAGGTGGAGACCATGGCTCGACAGACTTGAGCCGACCACGGTTTTTACGCAAGGCGATGAATAGCTTCGTTTGTGATACAGAGAAGCCGTTCTTGTTTCGGGGCCGAATCAACGAAGATGTTAATACCTACGTTTCTCTTGGGCGCACCGGGGATTTATTCTTCACTGATATGCGACTACAGCTTGACCAACTAAAGACTCAAACAAATGCGGGCGGGATGACTGAACTCTACTTGGACTCCGGCACTTACCTCAAGTCCTTTTATACAGTTATGGCGGCACCTTCTTGCACACATATCGGATTGATGGGTTCCCTCCATCAACGGCTCCATCACAAGATTAACTGGCGAAAGGCTGTCCCATTGATTATCCCGGCGCCGAAGGCGGTCACTGGATAATACATGGCTTTACAAAACGGAACGAGGATAGCAGCCGAATTAAGACGCTCCCAGGTCTTGCAATTGAAGCAAGCCGGGGCGTCCGAGCAAGCGATTGCCGACCAGCTCGGCGTATCTAAAACCCAGATAAACAACGATGTTAAGCGGCGGCTGGCGGAGATTCGGAAGGGTGACACCGAGGCGGTCGAGCAGGAATATACGCTCCAGAAGTCCCGATACGAACGACTACTTCTCCGGTGGTGGAGTCAGGCCACCGGACCCGATGATACCCAAGCGGCAAGGGCGACCGGGATAGTTCTGGACATCCTCCGGCGCCTGGACACCATCGGCGGACTTGTTCCTGATAAGCCATTGATCCAACTCCAACAACAGAACGTCATGGTCGGCGGCGCGACCTTCGCAGATCTACTTCGCGAGGCGATGACCGTCGATGGGGGTGAATGTGTTGAGACTGACCTGGCCGTGGGCAAAGAAGAAGAATCGGACGGTCCATAGCTACGACACCCGCGGCCGACTCCGGGTTTTATGCGTTGGCAGTAGTTCGCCGGCAACCGGGGAGATAACGCACAAAGTCAGCCAAGATGGGTCGAGGGCGTCCCGGTGGTCGCGGTGTCTGGAATGTGATTGTACCGTCCGAGTCACCGGCTTGAAATCCCATCCCAGGTTGACCGTCCATAACGGCAAGGATAAAGCGTGACTACCCTTTCTCTGGCTGATAAGCGCCGCTTGGTTGATCATGCCCGATCCGACCCGGATTACTTCTGGGCGTCGATCCTTGGTTGCTCCACCGTTTACGATAAGCAACTCGACATGGCAAGGGCGGTCAGGGATCATAACCGCGTCGCGGTGGTCGGCGCCAACGGGACCGGCAAGGATTGGCAGTCTGCCAGGGTGATGCTCTGGTGGATGGCTACCCGTTATCCGGCGATCTGCGTTGTTCTGGGTCCGACCCATAGGCAAGTCTCGGACATAGTCTGGAAGGAAGCCCGTAACGCCTATCTGACATCAAGGACACCGCTGGGCGGTCAGATGTTCCGGACCTCTCGCTGGGAACTCGACGATCGGCACTATGCGGTCGGCTTCGCGACGGATAACGAGTACAACATCCAGGGCTTCCACTCTCCTAATCTCCTGGTCATCCTGACCGAGGCCCACAACATCGAGCAATCCCATATCGATGCAGTAAAGAGACTGAATCCCGCCCGGATGCTCCTGACAGGGAACGCCTTCGCCAGCTCCGGGGAGTTCTATGACGCGTTCCACGGCGGGAGTGATCTCTACCATACCATCGAGATCGCGGCGGCTGACACTCCAAACATCCAGCAAGGCCGGGAGATCATCCCCGGCATGGTGACCACCGAGCAAGTCGAAGAGCGGCGCCGGGAATGGGGAGAAGGTTCTGCCTTATACATCGCCTCGGTCCTGGGTAGGTTCCCTGACAACCTGGAAGATGCCATCGTCCCGCGGTCTTTGCTGATGGAAGCGGTTGACCGAGAACTTGAACCAAAAGGCGAGGCGACCCTGGCTTGTGACGTTGCCAGATTCGGCGCCGACAAAACGGTGGTTTACAGAAGGCAAGGGAACGTTTGCCGGCTGGCCTGGAAGTCCCAAGGACGGGACACCCAGGAAGTCGCCGGACATCTCAAGGCGATGGCCGAGGACGATCCGGCGGTGACCCAGATAATCGTTGACGACACCGGAGTCGGCGGCGGCGTAACCGATAGGCTGAACGAGGAAGGGGTAGCCGGCGGACGGGTCCGGATCACGGCGTTCAACGGTGGGGAGAAAGCCCGGAGGTCCGACCGATACGTCAACGCCATCGCGGAAGCGTGGTTGGAGTTGGGGCAATCTTTCCGTGATGGGATGATCGACATCGATGACAATCCCGCGGTGATCGCTCAACTCTCGGCCAGGAGATACACCGTCCAGGGCGACCGGCGGATCAAGCTGGAAAGCAAAGACGA